AAACGCTGGTTTACGCGTGTACAGTGCCACACGTGCCTGCTTGCCAACTCGAGCATAGCAGACGGCACAAAGGTGCCTGCATCGGCGTGGACGGCCTACGCAGGATCGGCGGCAAGCGGATCCGTAACAATCACAGAGGACAGCTCCGTGATCAACCAGGGCGTGAGCTATACCAGATGGTTCAGAGTAAGGGCGTGCGGCCCCAAGGGCGCGTCAGCGTGGGCCTATGTGCGCCATGTGTACGCTATTCCTTACCAGGCTAATACGGTCAAGGTATCAACTAAGAGCACTTCTGCAGGCGGGTATCTCTGCACAGCAACATGGAAAACGCCGCTCAATGCAGCACATCCGGTCGACAAGATCAATGTGCAGTACACCTTTACCACTCCGACGGCGTCCCTCGGCTGTCCTGATACGGCATCGTGGACTGATGCTATGACGCTGGCATATAAGGACGGGTCCGACGCTACGGCTTTTTCGGTTGATTCGAGCGTCAGCGCTGATCAGTGCATGTTCGTGAGAATTAATACGGTACACGACCGCAACACGACCTACGGAGTGGCGGTGCTGGCCATAGCGGGCGAGCTCGCCGCACCGAGCGGCCTGTCTGTGACGACGGACGACACGACCTACAGGGCCACGGTGACCGCGACCAATAACAGCGCGATTCCCGGGGCGTTCCTCGCGGTCAAATACATGACTACGGCTAACCCGAACGGCTTTGTCATCGGAATCATTCCGAACGGCGAGACGAGCATCACAGTACAGTGCCCCGAATGGAGCGACGCGACGGCTATCAAATTTGGCGTGTACGCCGTGGTCGGAAGCTATACGGCTACCACCAGAGCGGACGGCGTGAGCAGTTATGCTGTAAAGGCTACGCTCAAATCATCGCTGGTCACTTACGGAGGTACGGTGCCCGCTGCCCCGACATCTGTCACGGCAGTGTCTACGGACATCACAGGCACAGTCCGCGTCACATTTGACTGGGCTTGGGAAGACGCTACAGTCGCGGAACTGAGCTGGGCAGACCACGCGGACGCATGGGAGAGCACTGACGGGCCGAGCACATACGAGATTGACAACACGCACGCAAACGCGTGGAACATCAGCGGACTGGACACGGGCAAAACGTGGTACATCAGAGTGAGGCTCGCATCCGGCTCCGGAGACAGCACGACCTATGGCGCTTACTCCGACATCGTAGCAGTCGACCTCTCCAGCGCCCCGACAGTACCTATTCTGGCGCTCTCCAGTGCTGTCATCACAGAGGACGGCAGTGTTACCGCCTCGTGGTCGTTTGCGAGCTCAGACGGCACGACACAGGCCTCTGCGGAGCTTGCAACGGTGGCGGACGGCGTCTATACAAAGCTCGCAGAGGTCGAGACGGCGCAGTACATCACGATCAGCGCCGAAGATGCCGAGTGGACAAACGGCAACACCTACGACCTCGCCGTGAGGGTCACATCCGCATCGGGCAAGCAGTCCGATTGGAGTGAGGCCGCATCGGTGACGGTGGCAGAGCCGCTTGAGATCGCGATCACAAGCACCTCACTGGTAGAGCAGACCATCACCGAGGACGAGGACCTGACACGGACCGTGATGTCACTTACGGAGCTTCCGCTCACGCTGACCGTCACAGGCGCAGACGAGGGCGGCACAACGCGCGTGATCATCGAGCGGGCCGAGGCATACCACATGATCAGGCCCGACGAGCGCGACTACAACGGCTTCGAGGGTGAGACGGTGCTGATCTACTCACAGATTGGCGAGGACGCCATCAGCATCGATCTGGACGACCTCGCGGGCCATCTGGACGACGGTGCCCTGTATCGGCTTATCGCTACTGTACAGGACGGCCTCGGTCAGAGCGCAGAGACGGAGCAGCTCTTCGAGGTTCACTGGACGCATCAGGCGCTCATTCCGACGGCGACGGTCACGGTCGACACGACCAACCTCGTGACGCAGATCACGCCCGTAGCGCCGGAGGGTGCGCTCTTGACAGATACGTGCGACATCTATCGTCTATCCGTAGACAGGCCCGAGCTGATCTATCCTAATGCAGAATTTGGCACGACGTATGTCGACCCGTATCCGACTATCGGAGAGCTCGGCGGGCACAGGCTCGTGTTCAGGACGGCAAACGGCGATTATATCACCGAGGACAATACCCTTGCGTGGACAGATTATAATTCTGAAATCGATACGGATTACAATATCATCGAGTTCGGCACAGGCCGCGTGATGCTGCAGTACGACGTAGATCTGAGCCACACCTGGGAAAAAGACTTCATCGAGACCAAATACCTCGGCGGGTCCATTCAGGGGGACTGGAATCAGGCTGTGTCGAGAACAGGATCCTTTGCGGCAAATGTGGTAACGGATGATGTGGAGACGATCGAAGAGATGCGCAGGCTCGCGGTCTACCCCGGGGTCTGCCATGTCCGCACGAAGGACGGCAGCAGTTATGCTGCAGATGTGCAGGTCAGTGAGTCCTATTCGCAGGATACTGCACACAAGATCGTAGCATTTACGCTCACGATCACGCGGGTGGATCCCGAAGGATATGAAGGCATGACCCTCGCGGAATGGCAGGAAACGGAGGGCGAATAATATGGTCGATTGGGGTAAAGGATATTCCGCCAAATATTATGCCTGCCGGGTAGATCCGGCCACCTGGCGCGACATTGGGGTGATAGAGCTGACAGGCGGGACCATAAAGCGTGAGCTTACGGGTAAGCGCCAGTCCGCCGACATCACCTGTATAGATTATAAGATCCCCGTCGAGGAATGGATCCGCGTTTATATGGACGCGGAACAGGCAAGCGGGGGCAATTCACACGCGGCGATATTTACAGGGCTCGCAACGTCACCAGATGACGACATTAACGGCTCTCTGCTTGTCAACACGCTCTCGTGTTATTCAGTGCTCAAGCCCGCCGAGGATGTTATGCTCCAGCGCGGATGGTACGCAAGCGCAGGGCAGAACGGAGGGGCGCTCGTAAAGAGCCTCCTGTCCGTATCTCCTGCTCCTGTGACCGTGGCGGACGCTTCGCCGGTCCTTTCGGTTTCGATTATCGCCGAGGATGGCGAGACGCATCTGAGCATGGTGGACAGGGTCCTGACCGCGATCGGATGGAGGCTTCGCATCGAGGGCGACGGCACGATTAACGTTGTGCCTACGGCTTCGGAGGTTTCGGCAATATTCGACCCGCTTGGAAACGACATGATCGAGCCAAAGATAAAGGTATCTGCTGACTGGTATTCGTGTCCGAATGTCTATATGGCCGTCTCCGGCGACGTCACCGGCATAGCCAGGGACGAGGACGCGGAGAGCATCTTCTCCATTGAAAACAGGGGCAGAGAGGTCTGGAAGCGTGAGACGGGCGTGGCTCTTGCCACAAACGAGACCGTCGCAGAATACGCCATGCGGAAGCTCAAAGAAGCCCAGCAGGTCAAGCAGACCGCGACATATTCAAGGCGCTATCTGCCGGACGTTTACCCCGGCGACCTCGTTTCGATGCACTACAGGGAGCAGGGCCTCGACGGGCTGTATAAAGTACAGAGCCAGTCTATCAGCCTCGGATATGGTGCACGGACTTCCGAGCAGATATACAAGGAGTAAATGAACCTGAAGAGGTGAGCGAGGAATGATGGATTTCTGGATAGGTTTATTCTGCCTTTTGCTTTCATCCCTTATATGGGAACGATGGTGTAAGTAAGGCAGATAAAGCAGTCTTTTCATGACAACCATGCCCTCCGAGGTTTGCGGACTGACGGTGAAAGACGGCGTTTTCGGACGTGTAGTTAGTATGGACGAGTCCAGAAAACCTTAACTGCGAAAGGCAATGTAACTTAGTCAATACTTAGTCAACACTTAGTCAACGCATCCAACGCGTTGGACGTGTTAGAAAATTATTAACCAGGGAGCGCTTCGGCACTCTCTTTTCATTTATGAGGGCTACCACATTGGATACAGTAATTATCAGTAGTCTTATATCGGCAGTATCAGCAATCCTTGTTTGTCTTATCAGCTCTATCTGGAATAATAAGCTGATCGCTTATCGGCTGGAGCAGCTGGAGAAGAAGATGGACAAGCACAACTCAGTCATTGACAGAGTTTACAAACTTGAAAAGGATGTGGCTGTCCTTTTTGATCACATAGACTCTGATGACGGAAAGTGAGGGAATCATGTTTAAGATGAGCAACGAAGTTTATGACATTCTGAAAGAGATTGCATTGACA